CGTAGGAATAAATGGTTTCTATTAAATGACGAAATGGTAAGGGAGGAGGAACTACCTGACCAGGCCGGATTCTATTTTATGGTGTATAATTTGAAAAATTAAAAATTAGGTCTACAATCTAAAAACTCCTTCATTTGAACATTCTCCTTGATGTTCACGATTGTCCTGTAAAAAGTACGTCGATTATTGGGATGGGTCTTATCCATCCTCCTTTTTAGGGGTCTCCACCACATCGGCTCTTCATGGGTTATGTACTTACACTCAACTATGGCGCCGTCCTCAAACCAGGGTTCATCCTCGATCCTATTGAATGGAATTTCACTCTCGAAATACATCTTCCCCTTTTCTTGTACATACAATCTCCATGCGGGTGTGCCAGGTTTAAATCCATGTGTTTCTCGTGAAGGTTCCCACTTCATGAGAAAGTCAACAGTGTTCTTCTCTTGTGGTTTCCATTTGAACATGGTCTCATGGGTGCCAATTCTAATAGGTTCATTGATGGGTGTGAACACGAGACCGTCAATCTTCTCCTTAACCGTGGGGAGATACGTATCCATAAACACATCAAAGTCCCTCATATGATGAAAGGTTTTACATTTGAGTCGAAACTTATCAGACTTCATATAAATGATAGACTTCATGAGACCCTGAGAAGCCTCGAGGCGGTCGGTGAGAGTCTTGTTCCACACAGACTGTCCAGCGACAAGTACTGCGTCATATACCATGAGTGTATCACCATAGAGTTCACCATCTAGAATGGTTCCATCATATGCATTTTTCTTTAGGTTAATGGAAACCTCAAACATATTAAAAGCTCGATTTACAAATAGACATTTCTTTTTTCCTTCGTACATGAGAGCGATCATCATGTGCCGCTCACCATCAGTCTTTTCACAAACAAAGTAGTCACCACCTTTTAGCATGGGAAAGTGTCTGCGTTCGATCGAGATGGGTTGTGGCCCGGGAAAGTAGTCTTTACTTCCCCATTGTCTATGGATAAAGTCTATGACATATTTGTGAAGCGGGTTGGACATATTTTAGTTTGTAATGGAAACTTTAATTGATTTTCACACCAGCTGCGTTTAGGATATTACTGACACATTCGTGTGTATATGTCATCGTCAACTTAGCTGCCGTAAATGCATAAATTCGCACTCCATGTTCTTGAAATTTTTCAAACATTTTTGGGGAAATCTTCCAGTTACCAGTCTTTTTATCCTTAATACTTTTGATGACATTCTTGGTATTTATCATCCATGCTTTGGCGTTTGTATATGTCACATTATAAATATCTGGAGAAATCTTCTTTGCAACTTCAGTGTCAAAATGGAGACCCATTTGAGATACGGGCTCAGTGGATCCACCGATAACCTTACTCTTAAATAGACTCCAATCAATACCTTCTCTAACCCCGGGGAAAACGAGGCAACCTACAGTCTCATGTTTCTCGAAACATTGATCGAGAGAACCATCGTCGATGCCAATACCAAAATCAATAAAAATGATTCGTTCATGTGATTTCATACATTTTTGAATTATTTCAGCCTTATCAAAAGGATTATCATTCACATAGACAATCTGATTATCAATATTCTTCCGAAGACATCTCATATTAAGTCTAAGAATTGCATGTAGAGTTTTCACATGACAAGATTTGGAACGAGTGACGATAATAGTAGCCAAATTCATGGTTTTCATACGTTCCTAAACCTTAAGCCTATCATTTAGACACCCACTAAATGGTAAATTCCCAACATGACCTAGAGTTGTATTTACATCGGCGTAGATTTTACCATCAGCTTGTTGCCAACGGCGACAGAACGCATAATCTTCAGAAAGATAACGACGATTTACGGGATCAATCATACAGTCAAAAGCTGCGTGATAGTCATCAAAGTCACGATTTTGATGGTCATTCTTGCACCATAGGTCTGGGAACTTTTCCTCTAAAATTTTAAATACGGAACGCTTGATGACCATGAACCCCGTGGGTCCATCGAGAATCTCGATGAAACCGTTCGTGATGGGACGATGTTGGGCACCAAAGTTAATCACAAGACTTGAGGACAACATGGACATATCCCTCTCGTCACCTTTTTTGACAGCCTCCATAGCTTGTTCCCACATCACAACCTTCTTGGGGTAGCATGCGACAGATATGTCATGACCAGACTTCACGAGTCTTACCACAGCTTCTGGATCAAAATGGACATCTGCGTCGATAAACATGAAAAGGTCACAATCCGTCTTTTGCATGAAGCGACCTACAGAAACATTACGGGCACGATGGACGAGAGATTCATTTTCGGTCGTATCTAGATACATTTGAATACCTTCTTTTATTAAAAGGAGTTGAAGCTTAATGATACTACTCATATACTTCTCTAAACATAGACCACCATAGCACGGTGTTGCTAGGAAAAGCTTCGTCATATATTATGACTCAGCTTTAACCTCTAAGTGCTTTTTGATGATCACTTCTATTTTGTTTAGTGTCGGCACAGACACTGCACACTTCTCACACATCTCCGCTTTTGTTACACCTGGACTCAGTACCATATAGATAATAGCTGACGCTACACTGTTCGGTGTTTTACTCATCAAATCTATACAGTTTTCAGTAGCGTTACACATTTTGATACATTTTAAACGCTGTTCTCGGGTGACCTCAAACGAATTCAAAAGTCTTTGCATGACGTCAAACGCCTTCGTCACATAATTCTTTTTAGTAGCACCCATAATAGTATCTTTAAACATTTGTGTCGTACGACTGATATCCTTCGACTGAATTCCAAACATATCCGCAATCTCCTTCGTAGTCCTAGGGTGTTTGGCGAGTCTGCATGCATAGAGTACACAATTCGCCTTGACCCCCAAGCGCACCGCACCACGGGTGAGCTTTCCATCATTGAATTTTCTATAAAACATCTTTGCATCTTTGAGAACCACTTCTGGGAGAGTATGACACGCCTCGTCGATATCCTTGTATGCATGGAAAAGTGACCGATCTTTGTGATTCATTGACATGTGGAAATTAATCTTCGCCATGCGTTTATTTTCATAAGTAGAATGACGTTGTGTCGAGATGATCGTCCCTTTTCCCCAATTTTGTGAGAACAATTCTGGATTCGAATTTGGATTTCCACACCTGGATGGATCATTCACTTTACCATCGTCAGTAACTCCACTTGTCCATTCCGCTGTATCATCCACAAAATACGAATCCACGAGCCCACATTCTGAACATGTGGGCAATCCTTCCCTGGTAATAAGTTTAATTCCCGAACATTCACGACAAATATTCATATTCACTGGCTTTTCTTCATTTTTTTGGGGTATTAGGGTGTCTACTTGAGACCATATAGCTGCCAGCATTGTTTTTGATGTTGGTAGCTTTTTTTTAGATTTTCATAAAACGCATTACTGACTTAGGCGTCTAATTCTTGTTTCAATTGCATCAATGGATTCTTTGAAACTCTTTCCACCCGAAGTGGATGGTTCCCACTTGTCCCATTCTTTATCAATCGCTTCATGACCAGGGGGTAAAGGAATATCTTGACCCACTATTTCACTATCAGATACAACAAAACCCTCTAAATCAGAGTCGTCATCTTGACCTTCATCATAAATATCACTGTCACTATCCTCGATATCGATTTCGGTGTAGTAAGCAAACATGTCGTCACCCAAATCTTTCATCTCGAGATCCTTGAAAGTTATTCCACTTAGGTGGTGTTCTGTAACACTTTCGTAAGGTGCGGGAGATAATTCTCCTTTGTCTAATTGATAGACACATGCAGACTTGTAAACAAGTTCGGTGGGATTGAGATATCTCAGGCCGAGAGTTCTTCCAGTGTTCATCCCAACAATCCCGTACATTTCGTCTTCAACACCGTCTTCGTTTACTAACACTTTTACAATGTCGTCCTGAATTATTTCAGAGGGCACAATCATGCTTAGAGTTTTCAGCCAAAAAATAATCAGCGATAATAGCACAGATGAAAGTTACTATTTATTCGAAGGAAGGGTGTGAGTATTGTGACCATGCAAAGTCTCTATGTGAATCAGAGGGTCTCGATCATGAGAAGATTATGGTGGACAAGGAGAAGCTGAAAGAGTTGTGTGGTGGCGCAGTAACATCCTACCCTCAAATATTTATCGATGGACGTCACATCGGAACATACTTTGAATTTCAAGACTACATGGAAGATGAATACGAACCAATTCTTGCCTCCACCCTAAACAGATTTACCGTTTTCCCCCTGGAGTATCCTGAACTTTGGGAACTCTATAAGAAGGCTCAAATGTCCAATTGGACAGCTGAAGAGGTAGACCTATCCAAGGACCTCAACGATTGGAAAACACTCAACGATAATGAACAGAAATTCATAAAGTATATCCTGGCATTCTTTGCTGGATCCGATGGAATTGTTTTTGAAAATATCAATAACAATTTTGCTGATGAGGTACAAATCTCTGAGGCTCGTTCATTCTATGCGTACCAGTCTCACAATGAAATGGTCCACGGGGAGACCTACTCCAAACTCATTGATAAATATATCAAGGACCCCATTGAAAAGAAACAACTCTTCGAGGCTATTCAAACCGTTCCATGTATTGAACGTAAGGCCAACTGGGCCCTGAAGTGGTTCGATACCAAGTCCAAGACATTCGCTGAGCGTCTCTTCGCATTCGCATGTGTAGAAGGAATCTTCTTTTCGGGTAGTTTTTGTGCCATCTATTGGCTCAAAAAGAGAGGTCTCATGCCCGGTCTCTGCTTCAGTAATGAACTCATTTCCCGGGATGAAGGACTTCACCAAGAATTTGCTGTGGAACTCTTCAAACTTCTGCGTAACAAACCATCAACTGAAGTTATTCATTCCATCGTCAAGGAGGCAGTCGAGATTGAGAAAAATTTCATATTGGACGCCCTCCCATGTAACTTGATTGGTATGAATTCTGATAAGATGTCTGAATACATTGAGTACGTATCGGATCGCCTCCTCAAACAAATTGGTCAGCCTCCAATTTGGAACTCAAAAAATCCATTCGATTTCATGGAGAATATCAGTCTCGATGGTAAGACGAACTTTTTCGAAAAGAGGGTGGGTGACTATGGGAAGATGGACGAAGATGCGGATGAAATTGGTTTCGATGAGGAATTTTAAAGGATTGACAAGAACTGTTTGTAGAATATATTTAACCGAAAAGAATGCCATCGGAATCGACAGACATGGGGGTGAGGTTACGACCACTGTCGACCAACTCAATCTGAGTTTCCGCAAATCCGGGTCTAGGATCGGGTGCCTCAACCATGGAAACTGGGGGCTGGATGACCTTCTTCTCACCCTTCACCATGACCTTCTTCTCACCACATCCACATCCCGACTTGGCTTTGCGTTCCTTCTTGAGGTTCATCATACCCCAAACGACAAGGACGAATACCAGGGTGTGTACGAGAAGACCCATAGTCGAGGGACATCCCGTAGGGGTGGCGATCCTGGGTCCCAGAACTCGCCTGACGAGACGGAAAGTCTCGGGGTTCGCAACGATGAAGAAAGTCATACCCGAAATGAGGGAAATGATGAACTTATCCTCCTGCTTTTTGCCGTTACAGCCACAGCCACAATCTTTAAATAGACCCATTATTACTTTTGATATATACAAACAAAAAAAACTTACTTAAAGTCGAGCCACCTAAGATATATATAACCACCAAACAATGTCGCTCACTATCCAACGCTCCTCCGATTTCTCTGCCAAGTCTGTGCAATTCTCGAAACTTCGTAAAAACAAAAATGGCGGCAAAGCCGTCTACCTCAACGCCGGCGACAACAAGAAACTCTACGTTCAGTTCCCCTTCATGCGATCCCCATATGGCCTGAGTGCCTTCACTGATGAAGGTACCGGACGCACGTCCTACTCTCTCGACCTCTCCTTCGACCCCGATAACACCGAGGCGATGGAGCTCCACGACAAACTCAAGGAGCTCGATGATATCATCGTGAATACAGTTGCTGAGAACTCTAAGGAGTGGCTCGGGAAGGACTTCAATGTTGCCGTTCTCAAGGAGGCCCTCTACAAGCCTATGATTCGCCCTGGTAAGGAGCAATACCCATCCACTATCAAACTCAAGGTTCTCACCAAACCCGATGGGACTTTTGTACCCGAAGCGTACTCGATGCAGAAGCAACCTGTCACCCTGGACACGATCGAAAAGGGGCAGAAGTGTATGGCCATTGTTGATCTCAATCAGATTTGGTTCATCGATAACAAGTTTGGTGTCACCATTCGCCTTCAACAGACGCTCCTCGAACAGTCTGTCAAACTTCCTTCATTCGCCTTCCAAGGTCTCGATCTCCCCGAGGATGAGATTGAGGAGGAGGTAGAAGAAGTTGACGAATAAATTTCAAATTTCATACACTTTAAAAATTCCATATTGGTAAGATTAATTAATCTTCTTACGAATATAATAATGAACACTGAGTTGAAAAAGTTGCTCAGGGGAAAGAAGGCGTGTGCTCCTGCGTCACACCTCTGGTTGAAAAGGAATAATGGTTCAATGACCAAGGGAGCTGTAAAAATTGGTGAAGGTAAGTACGGTAAAGTGTATCGTGGGTGTGTAGATGAGGGGTGTGAAAAGTACATCGTCTATAAAGAAGTCAGACTACCTTCACTGAGTGAAAAGACGAATAATGTACCGTTAAAAATTTTCAAAAATATCTTCGATGAAATGAATCTAAAGATGGAATTTACCATCGCGAAAAAGTTGGAAGGTTTTGGGGTTCCCAAGATGTACCTCTACAAATCGTGTGATGGTAAGGATATTCTCTACTCCGAGTACGTGAATGGTAAAGAGTTGGGTGAGTGGATGTGGAACAAACCTACACTCAGTGCGATCAAATCAGTCATGACACAGGTAATCTATAACCTCTACCGTATTCAACAGAAGTATCCAGGGTTCCGTCATCACGATATCCACATTGGAAACATTTTGGTGCGTCCAGTGCCCACAAAGGATATGAAAATCAAGTTGAGTAACAAGACATTCACAATTTCGAATGCAGGTTTTGAAGCTGTCATAATTGATTTTGGGTTTGCTGTATTCCCAAGAATTAAGAACCCCCTCATCAATACCAATCAATACAAGAACATTGGTATCTCCCGGAAATCTGACAAACACTACGATTTACACGCATTCTTAAATTCCATACACGCCATGGTTCGACAACCACGGACCACGACGGAACGTATAGTGAAAACATTTGTGCAGTCTCTTTTACCAGACAAGTATCTTGTAAATAATTCGAATGTTGTAAAGAACTATAGGTTGAGGGGTAACAAGACGGTGAATTTGAGCTTCGAGGGGGTTCTCTCTAAACCTTTCTTTACGGGTGAAAAGACCGTGATGGTTCCCATGCCCAAACCTCAAAAGCCTGTCATCATCATGGTTCCTAAAAAGAAGTTTCAATCTCCCGCCAATAAGAAAGCAGCGATAGCTCGTGCAGCTGCCATGCTAAAAGCTATACCAAAAAAACGAAAGCCCATCATTCGTCGAAAATAATATTGTACCATAGTATAAACAATGCTCGCTTTCATCATCCTTGCGATTATCAACATCATCATTCTGATGAAAACTGGACAGGCCAAGAAGGTTGTGGAGGGTGAGAAGGGTTGGACTGTTTACGGGACCATGGGATGTGGTTGGACTCGTAAACAATTGGAACACATGAAAAAGGCTGGTAAGGCTCACACCTTTGTCGATTGCGACAAAGAGGAGTGCAAGGGTATGAAGGCCTTCCCCACTCTCGTCAGCCCTGAGGGTGAGAAGACTGTTGGGTACAAGGAAGTTTAAATACCACGAACAACTTGGAGACCGAGAGCAAGCACGAAAGCATCCAGCATGGTAGAAATGGGTTTGAGCACGGTGATGTGCTTCACCAGGGATCGGTTCCAGACGAGGCGGAGTAGGAAAGTGCTGATGAGCACAGTGAGCACGAAGACGAGGAACTCGGTGAGTGCGTCAGACTTAGTTTGAGCCTTGGTAACTTCTTGAATCATTTGTTATGTACATATATTTTTTTCTGGACAAACTATAAATGAAGGCACCACCCCTGAGTGGTTCCGAAAGTAAATTCACAAACAGACGGTGGGGAACAACGACTGGTATTGGAAACAATAACTGCTATGCCTATGCTGTGGGTGACTATGAGGCATACAGGTGGCAAAAGTCTATTCCTGGTGACCGGTCTGGGATGTCAAACGGGAATCACAACTACACCCACTGTACAGGTCTTCCTAAACGTGTCGTCTCCGATAACCCCAAGAAGGTCTATATGGTCAAAGCTAATGAAAAATGTAAAAAGGGATACTTCAAGGTGATGATGTTTGTCTCTCCTGGGAGACCCACAAACTATATCCGTCAAGGTGATTTCCATTTTTACAAGCAACATGGTGTGGTGGAGTACAAAATCAAGACTGGTGACACTATCGTATCCGTTGCCAAATTCTTCGAGATTCCCGAATCACGGGTGAAGAAGGCTGGTACATTTAAAGTTGGTAAGCGTATCGTATTCAAGGCGAATGTATTCAGTCACAAGCGTGGGTGGGCTACTGGGCCACTTCTGACTGATGCGAAGGGAAAGGCTATCATGGATCCTCGCAAAGCTTCTAGGAACTATCCAGGTCTAAACTATGAGAGGTACTGTAGTTCATTCTGCGTGAAGAACACTGGGATCAAAGTCGGTAAGACTCATCCCAAGGTCCGCAAGAATGCTGTCTAGGTCGGGTAAATTTTCTACGTCAAAATTGATATCGAAAAGATCCATCACATTAAAAATAGATTCCTCATTCAAGGACACAGAGTTTGCCTCTGCTGTGTAATTGTTTTGAATCGTGACTATAATCTTAAATTGAGAAGCATCAAATACTTTCCTGCAAGTTGGGCATGTATTCTTACCTTGGTCTTTCCACCTCTGTAGACAGTGGGAATGAAATATGTGTCCACATCGGATCGGAGGATTTGTCCTCGTCGATCGGACTTCACCGAGACATATGGAACACGTCGACATTCTATAGGAAGGATTTAAAGTTTTTTTGGTGATTTCTCTCAGTTAGTACACATCGGGCATCTTGAGGAGGGGTACGTTGCAGTTGTTGCAGTTCGCCTTACCCTGTTGCTCCTGTACCTGCGACATGAGTTGGGGACCTTGCTTTTGGAGAAGTTGGCGGTACGAATAATTGTCCTCGAAGGAAATGTTGTTCTGCTTCATGATGTAATTGTTAAAGAGCTGGGCTGAAGAGTTAATGGTGAAGCACCGACCGTCGGCCATACCAAGTCGCTGAGACATTTTTATTACAATACCATTAGAAATTAATTCGCCTATTAGTAATCGTCTTCATCCAAGATTCAAACCCCTTCTCTCTGAGCTTTTTGATAAAAGGGTCACATTTATACCCCAAGAAAATGTCAAAGACGTCAGTCTCCTCGGTGCGAGACACTCTAATGTCGACATTTTCATTGATGTGTTGATTGATGATATTGTATCCAAATGCAATCTCTTTTAGGGTCTCCGCACCAGTGATAATGATCTTCCCAGTACTGAAGATACTGCAAGTAATCTCCTTCATGTCATGGGCTGGTTTGAATTTAATTTTCACTGCTGAATACCTGTCTGGTTCGAAAGAAACTTTGAAGATGTCATTGTACTCTTCGAACCAGTCAGCCACTTTCATGAGGTTGACGTTATAGTTGAGACTGAAGTTGGAGTTGATCATCACAACTCGGAAGGAATCACTAGAAACATTGATTTCCAATCCCAAAAAATTCTTGAAGATCTGGATGAGTTGGGTGATGATACGCTTACAGTCAAAGAGGTCACAACACCCCGCAACTTGAATCGAACCGTTGGGGAACACCTTGACAGACTTGGTACTGTAGGTGTCGTGGTACGTTAGGGTCACTTGGTTATAAAACGTCGTCGGTTTCAACTTCCACTCAAACCCCTCCGTCTTGGTACCCACGCGGC